GTCTTGAAAGAAGGTGTTAAATTCCGGCATGGCGGCTCTGTTGAGCGCCAATCGGACGATAATCGCCGCTACCTATAAGGACAAAACATGTCAGTTGAAAAATCAATACGCTCTGAAGATCTGCCTGCGGGCAGCATGGATGTGGAGGTCGATGACGGCCCGTTGCCCGATGTCAATATCTCCTTTGATAAGGAAACCGGCGATGTGCTGGTTGACATTGGCGCAGAAGACGATGCCGAAGTCCCCTTTGACAGCAACCTTGCCGAGGTGGTCGAGGAATCCGTGCTGGCCAACATCTCGCAAGAGCTTTTGGATATGTTTGACGCTGACAAATCTTCCCGTAAGGACTGGGAGGATCAGTACAGCAAGGGTTTAAAGCTCCTTGGCTTTACTTTGGACGAGCGTACCCGTCCGTTCAAAGGCGCGTGCGGCGTGCAGCATCCTCTGCTAACCGAAAGCATCGTTCAATTCCAAGCGCAAGCGCTCAAGGAACTGATGCCTGCTGACGGTCCGGTGCGCACACAGGTGTTGGGCAAGGAAACCCGCGAGAAGCTGATGCAAGCTCAGCGCGTGCGCGACTTCATGAACTACGAAATCACCACGGTGATGGAAGAGTACACGCCTGAGTTTGACCAACTGCTGTTCTACACAGGCTACGGCGGATCGACGTTCAAGAAGGTGTACTACGACGAGGACAAAGGACGCATGGTTAGCGCTTTGGTGCTGGCCGACAACCTGTACATCCCGTACCACGGTTCGTCAGTCATGAGCGAATGCGAGCGTATTACGCATCGCGTTCCGATGTCCGCCAATGCTTACCGAAAAGCCGTGGTTCGCGGTCAGTATTTGGACTCTGCCGAACCTGCTTCGATGTCCAACAACAACCCCAGCATCATCCAAAAGGCTGTGGACAAAGTTACTGGCATCCAACCCAGCCCTGATACGGAAGAAGTCAATCTGTTGGAATTCCAGATTGATTACGATCTGCCCGGGTTTGAGGATAAGGATGAAGAAGGGGAGCCGACTGGCATCCAACTGCCGTACATCATCACTTTGGATGAGGTATCTGGTGATGTTGTAGGCATCCGCCGCAACTGGAAAGAGGGCGATAAGAAGCATCGGCGCGTCCAGTATTACGTGCACTACGTCTTGGTGCAAGGTCCGGGGGCCTATGGCCTTGGCTTCTTGCACTTGGTAGGCGGTTTGTCCAAGACTTCTTCGGCTGCATTGCAGCAGTTGGTCGATGCTGGTACGTTTGCTAACCTGCCAGCGGGCTTCAAGGCCAAGGGCGCACGTATCATGAATGATGACGTGCCATTGCAGCCCGGTGAGTTCCGCGATATGGATGCAGGCGGCGCAGAATTGCAATCTTCCCTGCTGCCCTTGCCTTACAAAGAGCCAAGCCAAACGTTGTTTGCGCTGCTTGGTTTCTGCGTGGATGCTGGTCGCCGTATGGCTTCAATCACCGACATGCAAGTTGGCGATAGCAATCAAAATGCTGCTGTTGGAACCACGATTGCGCTGCTTGAAAAAGGTAGCTCGGTCATGTCGGCCATTCACAAGCGCCTGCACTACGCACAGAAGCTGGAGTTTCAGTTGCTGGCCAAAGGTTTCGGAGAGTTTTTACCCGATACCTATCCGTACGATGTCCCCGGCGAGTCCCGCATCATCAAGCGCAAAGACTTTGATGACCGCATTGATGTGTTGCCGGTGTCTGACCCCAACATCTTCTCGGTGGCGCAGCGCATCACAATGGCGCAAACCCAGTTACAACTGGCCCAAAGCGCACCACAGATGCACAACATGTACGAGTCGTATTACCGCATGTACCAAGCAATTGGTGTACGGGATATTGATTCAATCTTGAACACGCAGAATGTGGACAAGCCAAAAGATCCTGCAAGCGAAAACGCACAGGCATTGGATGGATCACCGCTCAAAGCTTTTGCTGGCCAACAGCATGATGCACACATCATGACGCATATCATGTTTGGTATGTCGCCCATGCTGCAAGGAATGCCCAATGTGGCGGTTACTTTGCAAAAGCATATCTTTGATCACATCACGGTGAAGGCAGAAGAAACAGTGGAAGCAGACTTGTTTAAGCAGTACGGCACGGACCCGGATCAAATGGTGTCCCCATTGCAGCGTGAAGCACTGGTTGCACTGAAGGTAGCCCAGTTCTTTAAGGAAATAAAGGACTTGCAAAACCAATTGCAAGGTAGCCCACCGCCTGACCCATTGATTGATTTGAAGAAGCAGGAGCTTCAGCAGAATGCTGCCAGCGATCAGGCCAAAACCCAGATCGATCAGGCCAAATTGCAGTTGGATCAAGCCCGTCAAGCGGAAAAATCCCAGATGGATCAGGCAAATTTGATGCTAAGACAGCAACAATTAGGAGTAAAAAATGGCCAGTAAGCCCAAACAGATGAAACAAATGCCAAAACCGGTGCCAAAAAAGGCAGAAAAAGGTGCGGAAAAGGCAAAAGTTACGTATGTCTACCGAAAAGATGCGTTTAACAAGGTAAAACTTGCGTAATATCCGCTATAGTTAGTGGGAACCCTTCAGACAGGGGCCTAAACTGTCTGCTTTCATAGGAGAAATCCATGCTGGAATTTGCAGAAGCCGTTTTTAATCAGATTAAAAGGCTCCGTAGGGAGTCAGATGACCTGATTTTGAGTGGTCGGATACAAAATATGGAGCAGTACAAGTACATGATGGGCCGGTTAGAGGGGTTTAGGTTTGTTGAAGAGGCCGTTCAGGATCTTTTGAACAAAAATCCCAACCTTTAAGGACTATCGATGACAGAAACTACTTCATTGGAAGAGAAATGGGCTCAGGAGTTTGCCGCCAAGGCAGAAGCTGAGGCCAAAGAAGCACTTGCTATGGCTGCCGCCGAGGAATTGGCTAAGAAAGAGCATGAAAAGCAAGTTGGCAGCATCAAAGACCATCTCCCCAAGCCCACAGGCTGGCGGATTGTGGTTCTTCCTTACCGTGGAGTTGCAGAAACCAAAGGCGGCATCTTGTTGCCCGGACAAACTTTGGATCGGCAGCAACTGACGACCACTTGCGCCTACGTTTTGGCAGTCGGTCCCTTGGCATACGCCGATACCAACAAATTCCCCCACGGTCCGTGGTGCAAGGAAGGCGATTGGATCATCTTTGGCCGTTATGCCGGTGCCCGGATGAACATTGAAGGCGGGGAAATCCGAATCTTGAACGATGACGAGATCTTGGCCACGATCAATGACCCCAATGACATTCTCCACATGTAAGGAACAGCCATGGCACGACAATTTATGAATGATGAACAGTTGGAATTTGATCTAGGCGACGGAGAAGTGGCCACAAATGTGACCGTGGAAGAAGGCGCTGAAGACAAATCCGTAAATCAAGGGTATACCCCTGAGCCTCAAGAACCAAAGGATGAGCTTGACTCTGTCAGCGAAGGCGTTCAGAAGCGTATCGCAAAATTAACAGCCCGGATGCGGGAAGCAGAACGCCAAAAGGACGCTGCGCTTAATTTTGCCCGTGGATTGCAGACGGAAAAGCAGACTTTGGAGCAGAAGTTGGTCCACACCGACTACAGCCGCCTGAACGAAGCTAAAACCCGACTGGAAGGCCAGCAAAGCACGCTAAAAGCCATCATCCGCAAGGCGCGGGAAGAGGGTGACATTGATACTGAGACGGAAGCAGTCCAACGGCTAACCGATCTGACCCAAGAGCAGCGAAAAGTGTCTGGTTGGCTCCAAACACAGGAGCAGCAGGTCCAGCATTACCAAGAGCAAGCCCAACAAACTGCTCAGCAACCTCAGAATGTTGCTCCGCAGCCACAAAAGGCTCCTCCATCCCCCCGTGCAGAGCAGTGGGCGGAGGAAAACCCTTGGTTTGGCCAAGATCGCGTGGCAACATATGCCGCTTGGGGTATTCATCAGTCCCTTATTGAGCAAGAGGGGGTTGAACCCGATTCGGACGAATACTATAATGAATTAAATCGAAGACTTCGGGAAGAGCTCCCGAAACGCTTCGCAAATGAAACCAGACAACAGCGTTCCGCGCCTGCTGTTGCACCTGCTTCCCGTAGTTCGGGGATTAATAGTGCGCGCCGTACTGTCCGGCTATCGCCGAGTCAGATTGCTATTGCAAAGAAATTGGGTGTTCCTCTTGAGGAATACGCTAAATACGTGAAGGAATGATCATGAGCGAAAAACTTACCATCGATAGAGCCGCCCGCACCACTCGGGAAAAGGAAACTCGTCGCAAGCCATGGGCACCACCTTCTAAATTAGACACCCCACCCGCCCCAGAGGGATTCGGCTACCGTTGGATTCGTGCAGAAGTCAATGGATTTGTCGACAAGCAAAATGTGTATAGCAGCTTGCGCGAAGGTTATGAACTCGTGCGCATTGAAGAATTGCCGGAGGAATACCAAGGCCTGTTACCTACGATTGACGAAGGTAAACATGCAGGGGTGATTTCAACAGGGGGCTTGCTCCTTGCCAAGATTCCACATGAAACGGCTGAAGAGCGTAATGCTTATTTCCGTCAAAAGGCCCGGGACCAGTTGTCCGCAGTAGACAATGAGTTGATGCGAGAAAACGCACACTCTACAATGCGCATCCAATCCCCCGAAAGAAGTTCTAAAACGACTTTCGGAACCCGCTAAGGCGGTACCTTTTAATCTTTTAGGAGCTACAAATGGCAAATGTGAATAAGCCTTTTGGTCTGCGTCCGCTAGGTAATCTTTCAGCCACTGGTGCACAAAAGCAGTATGGCTATCTGATTGCAAGTGGATACGGCACTGCTATCTATCAGGGCGACCTCGTTGTTGTCTATGACGGATACATCATCAAGTATGACGCTTCCACCCACACTGCCCCCACGGGCGTGTTTAACGGTTGCCAATACAATGACCCCACTCGCGCTGACAAGCCGACATGGAAGAACTACTACCCCGGTAGCATTACTCCCAATATCGGTAACATCGTGACTGAGGTTTTGGACGATCCCAATCAATTGTTTGTTGTCCAAGCAGACGGTTCTGTTACTCAAGCCAACATTGGCAAGAATGCTGACCCAACTGCATCTACTACTGGTAGTACCTACAGCGGTATTTCCAATGGTAGCCTTGGTTCCTCCTCTATCGCTAAGACCGCAGCGCTGACGTTCAAGATCGTAGGCCTCTACGATACCCCAACGAATGCCTTTGGTACTTACGCACAGGTGGTTGTCAAACTTAATCAACATCAATACGGTAGTGTTGGCGTTGCAGCAGACGGAGCATAATCATGGCAATTACACGTTCACAACTCGTAAAAGAGCTGGAGCCCGGACTCAATGCCTTGTTTGGTATGGAGTACAACCGCTACGAAAACGAACACGAAGAGATTTTTGAAATCGAATCTTCTGACCGTGCGTTTGAAGAAGAGGTGATGCTCACTGGCTTCGGTTCCGCTCCCACCAAGACTGAGGGTGCTGGCGTTCAATATGACACCGCGAACGAATCGTTCACGGCCCGTTATACGCACGAAACCATCGCTATGGCGTTTGCACTGACTGAGGAAGCTGTAGAGGACAACCTCTATGACCGCCTCTCTGGTCGCTACACCAAAGCATTGGCTCGTTCGATGTCGCACACCAAGCAGGTCAAGGCAGCGTCTGTGCTGAACAACGCATTTACTGGCGGCAACTATGTCGGCGGTGACGGCGTTTCTCTGTGCAACCTGAACCACCCCACTGCACTGGCTCAGAACTTCGCCAATACGCCTTCGACTCAGGCTGACCTGAACGAAACGTCTTTGGAGCAAGGTCTGATTGACATTGCAAGTTTCATTGACGAGCGCGGCCTGAAAATTGCCGTCTTGGGCACGAAAATGATTGTTCCAAAAGAACTTCAGTTCACTGCCGAGCGTCTGATGAAGTCCACTTTGCGTACTGCTACTGCCGACAATGATATCAACGCCATCAAATCGATGGGCTTGATTCCTCAAGGCTATGCAGTGAACCACTATCTGACCGACACAAACGCATGGTTCATCATGACCGATGCGCCCAACGGTCTGAAAATGTTCCAGCGTTCGCCCACCAAGACTGCCTTTGAAGGCGATTTTGACACCGGCAACGTGCGCTACAAGGCTCGTGAGCGTTACAGCTTCGGCTGGAGCGATCCACGTGGCATTTATGGCTCTTCGGGTTCGACCTGATAAGCCTCAGTACGGTAGAGGTGACTGGCCTGCCACTAGGGCTCCTTCGGGAGCCCTTTTTTATTGGTTAACCATGTAATTTAAACGTAAGACTTTAAAATTTCAAGGTTAAAAAGTGTCATAAATCACCTATAAGATGTGTTTGCAGCGCCGTGCTGCACCATTTTTAAGGGGCTAATTATGGACTTCAAATTGACAATTGATTTTGGTTTTGGGGATAGCATTGAGTTTTCCACTGACAAATTTTGGAAAGTTGCATTGCTGAACGATTTTGTAACTGTTGTCCAAGCAGCGGACGAAAACGAAGAGGAGCTGGTCATGGAAGAAGATACAGAAGATCTGGTGTATGACGATGAAGGCGTAGCTTACTGGTACGATGAGGAAGCCGAAGTTTGGTACTACTACGACGAAGAGTCTGATGACTGGTTTGAGTTGGAAGAGGAAGATGGCGAAGGCGAAGAGGAAGATGGCGAAGGCGAAGAGGAAGAAACCGCTGCTTAATTGGGTACGATCCCACTTAGAATGGGGGCTTCGGCCCCCATTTTCTTGGCCAGACGTTCGTTGTGGTGATGAAGTCGATGGCAGTTAGAACATAAAACTATACATTTTTCGGCTTCTGTATACGCTTTTTTGTATCGGCCATTTTGGGCCAATTTGTGGACACTGTATTCTTTTGTACCGGGGGGATGGTGGAAATCTATAACGGCGGGGTGTGATATCCCACATTGGGTGCACATCAGGGTTGCTTTGAACTCGTTCCATTTTTCCTTACCCGCCTTCCTGCTTGCTTTTGTCCTTACTTTTTGGGCCGTACTGTTGGCAGCATAATGCCTAGCCGAATATTCTTTGGCTTTTTCCTTGCGTTTTGCTAAATCTTTGTACGGCATGTTGACATGAGTTAAAAATGGTGTATATTGTGGCTAACCCGGGCTTTCCGGTGCATTGAACTGTCCCGGCAGACGACATACCGATCAATGTACCTAACTTGTATGTAAGGACTATTGCTATGGCACGTACGACTTTTAGCGGCCCCCTTCGTTCGATGGGCGGCATGTATCAACAGGGCCCTTCCTCTGTTGTTTCTATCACTTCCAGCACCACGCTTGATCCGATTACCCATGGTGGCCGTTTACTCAGCGTTGGCGGTTCTTTGGCAGCCAACGTAGTGTTGACATTGCCCACGATTAACACCAATGCCAATGCCTCGACTTCGGGCCCCGGCAATGATTACAACACGCCCAACAACCAAGGCGTTTTGTACACGATCTGGGTTCCCACGACCATCAGCACAAGCTCGCTGAAGATTGGTACGGACGGCACTGACAAGTTTGTTGGTTCGTTGTTGTCGGTAGATACCGATTCGGCGGGTGCAATGGTTGGTTTTACTGCCGCTGCTAGCAATGACTTCATTAACTTGAACGGCACTACTACTGGCGGGGTTGCTGGCACATGGATTGAGATTCGCGCACTGGCTGCCAACAAGTATGTTGTTACTGGCGTGATCCTCGGCACTGGCACTGTAGCTACACCGTTTGCCGATTCCTAATAGGAGGCCATTATGGGCTTTCAATTTGACGTAAAAAGTGCGCATATAAACGGCAGTGGCCAAATGGTCACTGGCCGGACGCGCTTAAAAGGCATCATTGGAGTAGGCTCTGGAACGGCAGGTACAGTCAATATTTGGGATGCCTCTGCGGCCCCAACGGCAGTTACTTATGCTCGATCCGGAAATACTATTACCATTACGCTGGCCTCCCATGGCTTGACTACGGGTGATGTAGTGGGGTTGGTGTTTTCCGCAGGCACAGGTGGTACGGCTACAAATGGAAACTACGTTGTAACTGTACTAACATCTGGTACCTACACTGTGACGGACATTAATTCCGGAAGTATTACTGCGGGTGCTGCCGCATATCAAAGCGCAGTTGGTTCTCGGTGGGTTACTTCTTGGGATACTGCTGGTAACTCCACCACAGTTACTTTACTTGTCCCCGGAGACGGTATTTGGGCAGCTAATGGAATTTACAGCCAGCTATCCAACCAAACTGGCTTGACTATTTTCTACGGATAAGGAGTCCA